TTTATCTTCACACTTATACAATTTACAGACCTTACACGAATCCCAGAGCCAAAGAAGAAAATATTCAACTCAAAAATTCTCTCTGGAAACTTTTAAAACCAAAAGACTATATTTTAGAAAATCAGGATGTTGTGGATCAAAGTCTGAAACTTTTCAATTACAAAACTATGGGAAATCCTTGGACAGATGATAAAAATACATTTATAACACTTGAGAATCATGTAAGAGCGCTTTGGTCTTTAAAACAAGTAACATCTCTTTGGATGAAAAAAGAGTCTGAATATGATGCTGTATTATATTTACGTCCAGATGTGAGATATTACATTCCTTTTCAAAGGGAATGGTTGGATGATCTAAAACCATATATTTTACGATGTCCTGATTTTCATTTGACCAATAGTTGTAATGATCGTTTTGCTTTGGGATTACCATCCGTTGCAAAACTATTTGGAAACCGTTATGATGAAGCATTAGAATATGCACAGACACATCGTTTTCACAGTGAAGAATATTTGGCCTATATTTTACAGAAAAATAAAATAATTCCTGAGCATATTCCTTTTCGCTTTCGTCGTATAAGAGCCAATGGGGAGGTTTGTGATGCAGATCAGAATCTATGATTATAGAGCATATTTTACACCACCATAACCTGATTCTACTGTGAAGAAATTTATATTTTCTGCAAAAACTATGAGTTCATAAACATAGGAGGGATTAAGAGGAAGTGGATAAGGATCAACATCAAGTTGAAAAAGACGGATACGACTTGCATTAACACTTCCACTAGGTTGATCCGTTGGACTACTCAATGCAAAATTAATAGATGGAAGATGTTGTGAATCTGGTAAGCTTGCACCTGTGAGCATTCTGAAAGGCTGAACTTTTACATAATAACTTATTGGTTTTTCTTCTTGTATTTCATTACCGTCTAATAAGACACGAAGTGAACGAAGAATTTGTTGTTGGGATGCTGGAATTGCTAAACCGCTGGAAATAGTAACATTTTGAGGAATGGTAGCACCAGGTGTTGCAACCCATGGAGCTCTATTAGGATTTAACCAATTGGTGTAATTTGCGACCTGATTTCTGTAAAAAAATGAGTCACTTCTTCGTGGAAGCAACAATAAACGTGTAATGGGATTTGATACTTCCAGATCATATAGAGTTCTCGTGTAAAGACTATTAAATCTAAAGGTTGTGATTTGATTGACTAAATAATTGAGAGGTTGGGAGGCAAATATTTTACGTTCAGAGTCTGTCAAATAAATATAATTAGCTTCTAATCTAGGATTAAAAAACCAGCTATTTGTAAGTGGTGGTGTAACACCAATATCTGTTGCAAAAGCTCTGAATTCACCAGAAGGATCATAATCAGACACATAATTTGGTTGACCTATTGCATTGAGAGCTTGTGATGAATTTACACGATATCCAGGACGAACACGATACCCTGATGGGTCCAAAATAGAATACAATTCTTGAATTGGTCTTAAACTTAACTGAATTTCACATTCATGATACTGTAAAGCTACAAGAGGCAATGCTCTGCTTGCAGATTCTGAAAACCAAAGAGGTAATGGAACATAGAGTGTTTGACCTTCTATACTTGGTCTATTGACTTGTTGTTGAACTGCTGCATTTCGTATAACAGTTGGATAACCTTTACCAAGTTCACCACCAGCATAGACGCCTTTTGCTGGATCTGTCATTTCGGGCACTTCTCCAACTAAATATCTAAATTTCTGAAAAGTATCTGTATCCATATCAGCATGCGCTTTTGCAATTATATAATCGCTGTCAAATTCCTGAATTTTATTTCCTCCAACATAAAATCCAACATTCTGTAAAATTGAGGCACCCAAATAATTGTTCCACTGAAATTCATATTGAGACTGTCTTTGGTTTGTAAAAGTGACAAATTTGCTGTAAATTGGTGGAACATCAAATGCAAAAATCATATCAGTAACAAGATCAGCAATTCTTGGAATTTTAGCTCTAAGACGTATAGGTTGATCATAAAAAAGTTCATTTGGCCCTTCCAAAGGAATTGTTGCATTTTCCATTGAAAAATGTGAATAACGTTTAAAAACCTTATAGAAATATGTGAATTCTGGATTTCCATTTAATATAACATTTTGTGATCCATAACTAACTAGAGCTAATAAACCACCACCGGGCATTGTAGCCTGTCTCCTGTTATGCGCAATAGAGATGAATTTAAACCTTTTACGATATTTTTTCAAAAATATCATAAAAGCTGAATTTAAACCTAATTAAATTTATTGACTAACCCACCAGTTATCAGCTAAGTAAGGAGGTGTATCTTCACTACGTGTTTCAGTCTTTGCACTTGGACCTTCTGCAATTACAGACTGTATTTCAGTATAGGAAAGAGCATAAGAGAAGTAATATAAATTACTTAAATTTCCTGAATATGTTCCTTTAATTTCTAAGATTGGCTGTCCTAAAGATGGTATTTTTGTTCTATCAAGAACTAAACTTCTTTGACTGAATAAGTGTAAATTTCCAAAATTTTGATATATTGTTCCACCTTCCATGTTAAGTTTCTTTGCAATATTACCATTTATGTAAATTTCTACAGAATTATCTCTAGCAATAATACAAATATGAACCCATTTTTTGACTGGAATATTTTCAACATCAATGTAATTATTCCATGTTTTACTGGAATTCATATAAACACGAAGTTTATTTTCATTATTTTTTAAGAATACTCCAGGTCCCATTAAAGGAAATGGAACTGGATGACCCTTATGGAAAATATGTAAAAGACCGTCGTGTTCTTTGAAACTATTTGGATTTACAAATAAGAAGAAACTGTATGTAAATTCTGCACCTGTGCGTTCATTATCAGAAAGTGATAATAAAACTGGATCTCTTCCATTTGGATCTTGATTAAATTCACGTGGTTTATCTTCGGAATTTACTGTAAAAGGAAGAAGTGCAACATGTGTTTTATTTACTGCAGTTATACTTTTATATAAAACTTCAAAAGCCATAAAAACAATATATACAACAAGTGCTATAGTGATAGATAATACAACTTGTGGGACAATACCTTTTCCTATAAGATAAGACATTGGTCCAGTATTTTCTGCATAATTTGTCCCAACAGCATTCATTCTCTATCCTTGTATGATACTCTTGTTTTTATGATTATTGCATTTTTGGATATTCTAATCCACCAAGAGCTTTTGGATCAAAAAGACTTTTGAGATAATCTAAGAATCCGTATTGAGGACCTGGTCCAGCCATATAGAGTTTCCAGACTTGTTCGGGATTTAATGCATAATTGTATAAACTTGTATTACTTACAAATCCTCCAAAACCATTAAAATCACATGCTGTAAATTTGAAATTATTTCTATTAACTCTGTAAAAGGATGGAAGAATACAACTTCTTGCAAGTTTACCGTCAATATAAACATCACATATTTTATTGTTGAGTGCTACTGTCACTTGAACCCATTTTTGTAAATCTATGGATGAAATATCACATGGTGCTGTTGTATCTGTTAAACTAGAATCTGTCTGTGAAGTGTTAAATATTGTGCTTAATGCGGTTGTCGTAAGAGGACTTTTTGTGGTTGCACTATCTTCAGTAGTTACACGAACTTGTAAAGAATTTTTATAAGGTCCAAGATAGACAGCAAGAGTTAAGAAACCATCTCCACCAAGACTAAAAACATGTTTATTAAGACCTCTACGAACTGCATAATCATTAATATAAATCCAACCATTTAATGTAAATTCACCCCCTTCATAAATAGCCGGAATAGAATCTCCAATAGCATTATAAGCTTTACCTGTTTCAGTTGACGCAGTCTGTATAGAACTTAATACTGTTCTTCCTTCCAATCCATTGGATGAAAATAAGTATTTATACAAGTAATATAATGCAACAAGTGCTAAAATAGAAAATATAATTTTTACAACAATTCCTACACCAGGTAATCTTTCTTCTGCTGCTTCCATCCTGCTATATCTCTCTGTGATAGTATTATGTAAAAATATGTAAACTATGCGTAGGATGTGCTCCAAACTTGTTTAGAATTACTTATAGTGTTACCCGTTGTTGTAAAGCAAAAGATGCCAGTCGGACAGCCAAAGTTAAACATATTTGAATAATCAAATGGTTTATAAGGTTCATGTTTTGTATTAGATGATTTAACAATATCTGATTTTATTTCATCTTGTGTCATTGGAACTGCTGCAAACTTTGTCAAAGCAAATTCACCACGTAATCTGTCATTTCCAATAGTAAGTTTTGCAGGTGTAATAACAGGAAAATAATCTGTTCTATAACTTCCAACAGCTTCTCCATTATAAAATACTGTATAACGTCTTCCTTCGCGAACAAGTGCAAAATGAACCCATGATTGCTGAGGAAAATTTGGAAGTATTAATTCTTCATAATAAGGAGTTTGTGTAGATGGTTTATTTGTCATTATACGTATAACAGTCTTAGAAGGCATACTTACACCACCTGGAAGAATTGCAAGTTGAAGAACACTATCCATTTTCAAAATAGTTAATGGATTATCTGATGCTGAAACAGCGGATGTTTTTCCAACTGCACCCAAAAACAAATAGGTCATAAAGGTAGCACCAGAAGGTGTTAAAAACTTATCTCTTGTATCATTAATAGTCCCCACACTTGTCGGTTTGTTTAAAGATCCATATTTCGGGGTTACTGACTGTAAAGATTCTGGGCGAACTTTATCAATAACAAAATAAGTTATAAATAAAGCTATTAATAAAATACCAAGTAGTATCATTATTTGGACTGATAAATCCATACTCTACTACTATGCAGTGTTTCCTGTAGTAAGACATGTATCTGGAATTTCTTTTAATTCAAATTGTGTTCCAGTAGAAACATAGGATCTAAATTCTGATGGTGATAATGGACGATTCCATAAACGAAGATCCTGCACACGCACACTTTGTTGAATTAAATCAGTTGGTCCTCTGAAATCTCCAATCTCCTCACGTATTGGATAAAGATAATTCTTAGTTTTGGCTAAATAACCATTCACATAGACTTCAAGAGCTTTATCACCAACCATTACACCTAAACTAATTTGTTTTCGTATTGGAATATTTGGGATTACAACACTTGTTATAGGATATGTTGTTCCACTTGCTGTGGTTTTTACAGTTTGAACGGCAACAACTAAATTATTTGTAGTTTTTTCCATATAAACACATACATTAAATGTTGGTATAATGCTTGTAATTAATGCAGTATCAGGATAAGTTTCTGGATATACTGCTGGAGAATTACCTCTTGAAAAAAGAACTTTTGGCATTGCAATTGTTCGTGTTGGATCATCTAAAATAAAATCAAATGTAAAACTGTAATTCTTTGCTGAAGTTATATTTGAACCACTCAAATCAACTATGCTTAACCCTTTTTTCCAAAAAAGCTTACTATCATCTGATCCGGGCAATGAAAGTAAACCTTTTTTTCCTGGCTCTGTCTTAAAAATAGTTATTCCTGAAAAATGTAAAATAACAAGTATTACAATACCAACTAATAACAATATAACTACATAATAAAGATATTGTAAAACACCAGAATTCACACCACCAGGAGTTGTGTAATTTGTGTAACCGCTATTAAATAATCCACCTCCAGTGACCATTCCTAATCTTCTTAACTCTTATTTGTATACCAATAGATACCTGCGCCTACTAATGCTGTAACACCAATTGCTGCAATTCCATACTTTCCAACAAGAGCAAAATAATGACTTTGTATATCATCGGGTGTCCATACAGGAGATCTTCCCATTTCTCCAAGCTTATGGTAAAATGCTATTGAATCTGCTTCAGTATATTCAGGCTTATCAAGTTGTTTATTAACCATATTGTGCATATCAACTGTCCATTTAAATAAATCTTTTTTATTATCTAGACTTGGTGTTATAGGAAGCTCCTTAAGATTTTCAGCATAATGTGTTTTACATGTTGGACATGGAATAAGATGTGTAAAACTTTCGTAAAATTCTTTTGCAGCTCTTTTTTCAGCATAGGTGGGTTCATTTGGATATCCCAATGCTACAAGATGCATAGTATGCCAAAAAAATGGACCCCAAGTTGATGGTGGTATACGACCGGGCATTCTATTGGAAAACAACAAACAAGTAATATTTTTCTTATCACGTGATACATGTAAAGAGAAGAAACATACAATACAATAGATAGATTTGGTGTCCAATGCATCAAATAAGACAGCATAAATCAAATATATGCACAAATTGTGGTATATCAGGTCACCACTACAAAGCATGCACAGAACCAATCACAAGTTATGGAATCATTGCATTCCGTGTTACAGACAAAAGCTGGAATCAAGCACAAAAACTTTTAACAGAAGAAATCATAAATATTCCATTTAATTCTATTGAATTCCTAATGGTCCAACGTCGTGATAGTATTGGATTTATTGAGATTCTACGTGCCAAATATAAACTAACAGATATTGACTATATTTCTGAACAAATTGCTGGTATGGTGGATAGAGAAAGGGCAGCCATTTTAACAAAATCATTT